ACAGAAGAAACTTTAAGTGAAGCATTATCTAATTTAAACGATGACAATATCAAAAGCGCAGCGGTGCCGGAAAACAAAAGAACCTCTGCTGCTGATGATCCACAGGAAGAGTCAACTTTTATAGAATTAACCGATGAAGATATTGGTGAAGCTTCTCCTATTGCCAACGATAAAGTTCATGAAGACTTTGAAGATGGTTCTTTAGGACAAGATGATAATGAACTTTCTGAAGTAGAGCAGGAAGCAAAGAAAGCTCAAAATAGAGTTAATCAAGCTGTTAAACAAGCTAAAGATTGGCAGCGAAGAGAGCTTCAAGCTTTGCAATACGCCAAGCAGTTGCAAGAAGACAACAAAAAGTTATCTTCTCAAATACAACTAACTAATCAGACAACAGCTGATGAAACTTTAAAAATTTCAAAAAGCTATAAGGATGAGTTTGAAGGCAGGGTAGAAGCAGAGGCACAATCTGCAAAAGCTTCTCTGACTAAAGCTTATGAGTCTGGCGATCCTGAATCAATGGCTAATGCTCAACAAGCATTAGCTAGAGCAGAATCTGAAAGAAGCTCTCTTGAGCAATACAAAAGAGAATTAGTTAAGTACGAAGAGGATATGCAGGCTTGGAATCAAAACCAGGCAGCGCAACAACAAGCAGCGCAACAACAAGCAGCGCAAAATCAGCAACGGCAACAGCCTCAGTATTCTGAGCCTTCTCAAAAGGCTCAAGGGTGGGCAGAAAAGAATGAATGGTTTGGTGTTGATAAGATAATGACAAGCACAGCCATGGTAATACATCAAGAATTAGCCGAGTCTGGAATTGACTTAGAGTCTAATGAATACTATTCTAATTTAGATGATAGATTACGCGAAGAACTTCCAAACAGGTTCAAAGCGGAAAGCAACGCAGGAAACAGCGGAAAACCCGTCCAAACCGTAGTTTCCGGTACGCGCACAACAGGAAATGGACGCAGTCAAAACGACCGTAGAGTTGAGCTTACCCCTAGTGAGCAGGCATTAGCCAAGAAACTAGGGGTTCCGTTCAAGGAATACGCAAAACAAAAAATGAGGTTACAGGCATCATGACAAGCAATAAAACTGCTGGATCGAAGAGAGCCCCAAGGAGTCAAACTGCTAGGGGTAGCAAAACGACTAGGCAACCATGGAAGCCGCCTCAGGCACTAGAAACACCAGAACCGCCAGAAGGTATGCGTTATAGGTGGATAAGAACTCATATTAGAAATGAGGATGACAAGACTAATGTTCACAAAAGGTTTCAGGAAGGTTATGAGCCTGTGAATCCATCTGAGGTTGAAGGCTATGATTTGCCTACAATTGACGAAGGGAAACACGCTGGAACTGTGGGCGTTGGTGGTCTAATTCTTGCCAAGATACCGATTGAGACAGCGGATGAAAGGAATGCTTATTACGATCAGCAAGCTGAAAATCAGATGAATGCTGTAGATAATAATCTTATGCGTGAAAGCGATCCTAGAATGCCGATACATCAAGAACGCAAAAGTAAGGTGACGTTTGGTGCTTCTGGTAAAAACGATTAACTTTGATTGTGTTTATTAAGGAGAACTAAGAAATGGCAAATAAAGATGCCCCTTTTGGACTCCGTTATGTGCGTAACCTGCAGGGAAATTATAACTCTTCAGGTCAGTCTCGTTACAGAATAACAACTGGAGATGCGACAAACACTACTAACATCTACCAAGGCGACATTGTTGCCCAAGGTACTGCTGGTATTGTTACTCGTATTGCGAGAGCCGATGGAGGTAGTGCTACCAGCGCTATTATTCTAGGCGTATTTAATGGATGTTTTTACACAGATCCAACTACTAGCAAGCCAACATGGAGCAATTATTGGCCCGGAAACGCGGCCACTGATGCAGTAGCTTTCATTTTCGACAGTCCTATGGATGTGTTTGAAGTGCAAGCTGATGCTGCTTTCCCTGTTGCTGACTTGTTTGGTAACTTTGATGTTGTTGATAATAGCGGCACAGGAAGCTCTGATAGCGGTATTTCATACCTCGAGCTTGATGTGTCTACTGGCGCAACAACTGCTACGTTACCTATAAAAGCCCTGGATATCTCTCAAGATCCTGATAATTCAGATGTAAGTACAGCCAACACTAACGTGCTTGTTACCATACAGAATCATCTGTTTGGTGCGAAGCAAGTTGGTTTAGCGTAAAGGGAGGTTGAATAAATGGCAATTTCACGCGCACAACTAGCTAAAGAACTTGAGCCTGGCCTTAACGCCTTGTTTGGCATGGAGTATGATCGTTACGAAAACGAACATGCAGAAATCTTTGACACCGAATCTTCAGATCGTGCATTTGAAGAAGAGGTTTTGATTGTTGGTTTTGGTAATGCTTCTGTTAAAGAAGAAGGCCAGGGCGTTCAATTTGATAGCGCAAGCGAAGGTTTCACGGCTCGTTACACTCACGAAACAGTAGCTCTTGCATTCTCCCTCACGGAAGAAGCTGTGGAAGATAATTTGTATGACCGCCTTGGCGCTCGTTATACAAAGGCTCTTGCACGAAGCATGGCTCACACTAAGCAGGTGAAAGCTGCTAACGTATTGAATAATGCGTTTAGCGCAAGCTTCACAGGTGGTGACGGTGTATCTTTGATTAACACTGCACACCCCCTAGCTAATGGTGGAACCATTGCTAACCGAGCTACGACAATGGCAGATCTTAACGAAACGTCATTGGAAAATGCTTTGATCAACATTTCAACTTTTGTTGATGACCGAAACATGATCTTGGCCCTTCGGGGAACCAAGTTGATTGTTCCGCCTCAACTTCAGTTTGTTGCTGATAGGCTGCTTGATACCCCAGGAAGAGTGGGAACAGCGGATAACGACATCAACGCAATTAAGAATATGGGACTGTTGCCGCAAGGCTACGCAGTTAACCATTTCTTGGTGGATACTGATGCATTCTTTATCACGACTGACTGCCCTGATGGGTTTAAGCACTTTGAAAGAACTCCGATCACCACTTCTATGGAAGGTGATTTCGATACAGGTAATGTTCGCTACAAAGCGAGAGAGCGTTACTCATTCGGATTCAGCAACCCAAGATGTGTCTTCGGATCTCAAGGCGCTTAAAAGGTTTCATGTGAAACCATGGGAGGGGGCATATCTTGCCCCCTTCTTTTTTATGTAGTATAAAGAACTTATCCCTGACAGACGCATCCCGCGTCTGACACTAGCCACGACAGGAGATACTCATGGCAAATACAACTTTTGACGGCCCCGTCCGTTCCCAAAACGGTTTTGAAACCGTATCTAAAAATGCAACTACTGGTGCGATTACTATTACCAGTGGTAACAAAATGGCTACTGAGGCCCTTGGCTCTGCCGGTATAGAAGGCACTGCCGAACTCTATATTACTCAAGTAGAACGCTTTAAAAGTGACACCACTACTGATGTAAACATTGTTAAAACGACAATCATGCTAGATCTTACTGGTCTTGCTTCTACCGCTGCTGGCGACATTATTGGTGATGCTGACACTGGAGTAGCCTATATAGGCCGTGTCACTACAGCCGATAGCGGAGTTGTCTTTGGTGTAACTATGGAGTGTTACGAGACTCCTGCTGGCGGCGATCCTGACATTGATCTTTATTCAGCCACTGAAGCAACGGGTGTAGAAAATGACCCTATTACCGGCTTGACTGAGACTTTGATTATTAATGGTGGCGATGCTGCTGTAGGGACAAGGACTGTAGGCGGAACAATTGTTGCCGATCAATACCTCTACCTAGTAGCTGGAGCAACAACTAACGCTACTTATACTGCTGGCAGGTTGGTTATCACAATATTAGGCTACGATGTAGCGTCATAAGGGGGTAAATCACTATGGCCCTTAAAGGTTCGGGTAGTGATGTAACATCCAGTTTTATAACTGCTGCTGCCGCAGATCCTAATGGTATTAGTACGGCTGCCACTATTGGTAGTGCTACTAATCTATCCATTAATGGTGCATTACATTCCGGGGGGTCTGTCACGATGGACTCTCCTAGAAATGTAACTATATTATCTGCAGGCGATGACTCAGGTATTACGTTCACTGTTACTGGTACAGATGAGTCTAATGATGCACAAACTGAAGTCATCACAGGCGCTAATGCTGGTACAGCCACCGGGAGCAGTTTTTTCAAGACTGTCACTCAGATAGCAACTTCAGCAGCTTCCGCAGGCAATGTCAGCGCAGGTTCTGGAACTAGTTGCTCTGGAGTTATTTCCGCTGCTCGTTGCCGCCTCCGTGGTATTTATGTAGTCAACGGAAGTAGTGCTGCGACTATAGTGTTTAGGGAAGGTTCTGGTACAGGCACGATACGGATGCAATTCGCTACCGTAGCAGGAGTTACTACTAACTCTTATCCTGATGTCCCTAGTGACGGTCTTCTTTTCAAAGCTGGAGGATTTGTGACGTTTACTGCTGTTACTGATCTAACGGCAATGACTACGTTCTTCTCATAAGGAACTAGGAAATGGCTACATCAGGTAGTAGAGACTTTGAGCCAGATGTTGCGGAATATATTGAGGAAGCATTTGAACGATGTGGCTTAGAATTTCGCACAGGTTATGACGGGGTTACCGCCAGGCGATCCCTTAACCTTCTGTTTGCTGATTGGGCAAACAGAGGACTTAATCAGTGGACGGTTACAAATACATCAACCACATTAACTGAGGATGATGAATATATTGATTTGACTGCTTCAACGATTGATGTTCTTGATGTTGTTCTTAGGAGAACTGACGGCAGCACAACTACCGATATAGCAATGGATCAGGTAGGCAGATCTGAATACTGGAATATTCCAAACAAATCTACCAAAGCTCGTCCTGTGCAATGGTTCTTAGATAAACAAGTTACTCCCAGATTATATATTTGGCCTGCTGCAGAAAATAGCACTGATCAATTAGTCATTAATAGACTCGTAAGAATTGAAGACGCAGATGCAAGCGTCAATACGGTAGATATGCCCTTTAGATTTTACCCATGTCTTGCTGCAGGATTGGCCTATTACATTGGACTAAAAAGAGCTCCTGACAGGATTCAAGTGCTCAAAGGTATTTACGAAGAAGAGTTTAAAAGAGCATCAGATCAAGACGAAAGCAGAGCTTCCTTTAGAGTCTCCCCTGGTATTGCATCTTCTAGGAGAGCCTGATGGCTTATGCGGCTGGCAAATATGCAATTGCCATATGCGACAGATGTGGCTTTGAAAAAAAGTATTCTCAATTAATAAAAGAATGGACCGGCTTTATGGTCTGTAGTGAATGCTATGAGCCAAAAAGTCCACAGCTAATTCCCTCTAGACATATTGCAGATCCTGAAGCTTTAAAAAATCCTCGCCCTCAGACAGGCTTGGAAGAGCAAAGAGACATTCAGTGGGGCTTTAACCCGGTTGGTTTTATGGGGGACGAAGCTTTAACACCAAACCCCCTGCGTAGTAATGGAGAGGTTGGCCAGGTTGAGGTAACAGTGACATGAGTTTTACATATGCAACTTTAAAAACAGCGGTAGAAAATTACTGTGAAACAGCAGAAACCACTTTTGTTGCTACGCTTCCAACTTTCATACAAGAAGCAGAAGAAAGAATACTTAAGAATGTAGAGCTTCCAGTATTTAGAAGCAATGTTACCGGGACAGCAACAGCAGATAGTCCTTATCTGTCTACTCCTACTGATTTTTTATCACCCTATAGCCTAGCTGTAATTACGAGTAGTGTTTATACATATCTTCGGTTTAAGCACGTTTCTTTTATTAGAGATTACACTCCTAATGCATCAACAACGGGCCTTCCTAAGTATTATGCCTTATTTGACGATACTACATTTTTATTGGCTCCTACTCCCGATAATCCAAGCGCAGGTGTAAACTATACTTTTGAGCTTCATTACAAGTATAGACCTACTTCTTTAACTGCAGGAGATGAAGGAGGGACCACATGGCTTTCAGATAATGCGCCGGATGCTTTACTTTATGGAACACTAATAGAAGCTGCTACATTTTTAAAAATTCCAGAAGAAGCCGGGCAGTATGAACAAAGATTCCAAATGGCCCTAGAAGGACTAAGAAAATTAGGAGAAAATTATGGGTCTAAAGATGAATATAGATATGATATTTCGAGGGGTTAATCTTGTTTAGTGTAGAAGTCTCAGCAACACCAGGCTCAGTAAATGTTCAGACGACAAGTAATCGTGGGATGAATTCAGAAGAGATTGCTTTAAATGCTGTAGAGAAGATAATCAGTATTAGCGATACGGCAGATCCTCTCATTAAAGCTCAAGCAGAAGCTTTCAAGGAAAGAATGTATTGGGTTATTGTTGCCGCTTGCGATCAATCAATAAAAAGCGACAGAACAACTTTGTATAATATTTTTAAATCAAACGGCCATGATGATATGGCTGAAATATTGAGGACCGTATAATGGCTATTACACAAGCAATGTGTACTTCTTTTAAGCAAGAAATTTTGCAAGGAGTTCATAATTTTACAAGTGGTTCTGGCGGCGGAACAACGACTACAACGGGTTCTGGCAATGCTTTTAAGATTGCATTGTATACTTCTAGCGCAACAATGAGTGCTTCGACTACCGCTTATAGTACAACCAATCAAGTAGCAAACGGCGATGGATACAGTACAGGCGGCAATGCATTGACCAATGTAACGCCAACAACTTCCAGCACTACGGCGCTTACAGACTTTGCAGACACAACTTGGTCAAGCAGCAGCATTACGGCGAGAGGGGCATTGATTTATAACTCTTCAACAGCCGCAGGAACAGCAAATAGAGCTGTAGTTGTTCTTGATTTTGGTGCAGACAAGACTTCAACGTCAGGAGATTTTACAATTCAATTTCCTGCGGCTGGAGCAAGTACTGCAATAATCAGAATTGCGTAGGATTAACATTTGGCTGGCATCATTGTTGCATTTGAGGGATGGAATAGCTCAACACAGGGTTGGGGCGAAGGCGCTTGGGGCGAAAATATTGCAGTTCCAGGAGCCGTTAGTGCAGTCGGCTCAGTTACGGTTACGGCAAATTCAAACGTATCAGTTACGGGTATTTCGGCAACGGGGGCAGTTGGATCGGTTACTGTCTCTGCAGATGCAAATGTTTCGGTCACTGGCGTATCAGCTAGTGGGTCAGTTGGATCGGTTACTGTTACTGGGACAGCAGTTGTTTCGCCTACGGGTATTAGTGCAACTGGGACAGTTGGTTCGGTCACAATATCGGCAGATGCAAATGTTACAGTTACAGG